CTCGCAGAAGCGAAGACCATCAGAAAGAAGTACCTTGTCACGCCCCCGGCCTGGAAGGCCCGCTCCAAGCCGAGAAAGCCGCAGAATAAGAAGCACCAGAGTGCCCAAGCAGATGGGTTCCCCCAAGCCCCCAAAGCACACAAAAACTTTGCCAGGAACATCGACCACACGAAGTCTGTCCTGGAGCTTGAGGAGCGATCTCTCAAGTATTTGAGGTCCACAGTGTCCGAGGAATCTGAAGAAGCTCGCCTCCACCAAGCGGAGATGCATTTGCAAACGATGCTAGCCAGTGGCTGTCTTGATTTGACGTCAACTGGCCCTTTGGCCTTCGCGCGCAACAAAGTTTTGATCTCCGACTTGGAAAAGATCCCAACGACGAAGCACTACCTCAAGCAGATAAGAACCATCTTGGGACCTCGCGTCGATGGCGAACCATACTGCCCAGACGCAACCGGATTTCCCACGCTGGAGGCTTGTTACGAGGAACAACGTCCCACAGGATACAACATTCGTCGAGAGCCCACACTCGCCCCAAACGCGGCAAGATACACGATGAGTGACGTCAACAACGACATGATTTCCAGGAGGGGGGGTTTTAAGCCCTATGTCCAAGAGCCCAATAAGAGGGAGGACATCTTTTGTGGGCTACCTATGCCTCCCAACAGCAAGGAGCACATCAACCTCAGTCTCGAGTACCAGATGGGTCGCCGACTTCAAGGGTCTTTCGAGGGCTATGAGAAAAAGATGGACGAGGTCCTGAGGAGCATGGTCCACTCGTTCGACGATGTCAACCCTTCCCAGGATCTGCAATACCTGGACTTCACCATCAGAAATATTTACGACCAGCTCGACACGGACAAGTCACAGGGTTGGACCGAGACGATCAGGCCAGGGCCAAAGAAGGTGTGGGACAAGCCCGAGGATTTCTTGGAGCTGACGAGGATGGTGAAAATTCGCCTCTTCATCAGAATGGTTTTTGGCGCCAAAGCCATCGCATTCATATCACCAGAAGACGCAATTCACTACGGGCTTAAAGACCCAGAAAAGCTTTTCATCAAAGAAGAGCCTCATTCCATCGAGAAGTTGAATGCGAACAAGTTTCGTCTCATATGGGCTCCTTCCCTTGTCGATACGCTGCTCCTTGGTGTTTTGACCAGGAGGTTTGACAAGCAGAATATTGCTTGTTTCCAGCATGGAGACAGCCACGAGTATGCAATTGGCATGGGCCATCATGACCTCGGGCTGGCGCGCACAGGGGAGGCCATCGCACACATGATGGCTCGAGCGAAAAGGGAAGGATATGGATCCCTTTACGGGGCAGATTACAGTGGGTACGATATCAGCGTTCCCAGGGACGCAATGATCGAGGTTGCACGCCTTCGCAAGTTGAAGATGGACGCAAGCAAGGTGTCTGCTCTCCACATGTCTTTCCTCGACGAATTGCTCGACATCGAGCATCTTTTGCTGTCTACCCACGTTGTGCAAGCGGGAGACCGCATGCTGGCCATTCGTGTGTTCGGCATTGTTGGGTCTGGCACCCTAGTGACCGGGTCTAACAACACGTTGGCCAATATGCTGATGACCAGAACAGCAGGAGCAGAGATGATGCATGTCGTCAGCGACGACAACATATACTTCGGCAATCTCAACATGGAGGCGATAAGGCGATTCGGCCTTGTGCTGAAGGATACGAGGCAGTGCAAAATCCAAGAACAAGACACAGGTCTCGCTGTGTACGATCTTCCATTCACTTCGCACCTCTACTCCGTTGCCAACATATCCGAAGATTTTGACCAGGACCCAGAAGATCCTGATTTTGTTGTTGGCAAGCCTCTTCCGATGCAATACGGGAGGCCCAACGTCCAGGCCACATACGCAAATCCAAGCAAACTTTTGTCGAATTTGATGCACAAGTGCAAGGATTCCAGTGGAGTCATTGATCCTGACGTCATGGTTGGCGTATCTCATGCGCTGAGACACACGCCGTACGTCTTGGAGATGTTCGTGAACTACGCAACAAAGATGAACCCTGAAAATTACAGGTTTCTCACCGAAGCTCTCAAAGCCGGTGTTGATTTCTCGCAGCACAGCAACACTCGACCGATTGCAGACATTTTGGGATGCCCTGAGGGTGTGGCCGACAGTGCATTTGACACCTCTCATCAGCCCGACGCCGAGCCCGTACAGGCGTCCGACTCCGTGGCCCCACCAAATTTGTTGCCGGAGCCCGCCAGCAAGTTGTGGCTTCGCGAGTGGCAGAGACGAGCATGGGAAAAGCACAACTTTCCTGAGTTCATTAAGAAGCTCACAGTGCATCGTGCGCCGTCGGGTGCGTTAGATATGCCCTACCCAAGGGGCGACTTCACCTATTAAGAA